CCAGAGGATAGAGATTGATTTAAACTCTCTACCCCTTTTACAGCTTCTTTACTGCTAGAACCAATTTCTTTAATAGTAACAGAAATGTTCCCACCAACACCTTTACCCATCATTGATTGGATACTCTTAATCTCATCTGACATTTTCTTGAAATCAGATAATGATGCAGAGATAGCATTGTTAGGAAGGGCACCTTGCATTGCTGCACGTAGTTGATTCATTGATTGTACAACAGAGAGAACAGAAGCAGACGATTTACCCAATTTATCCATCAAGGACATTACAGCGGCTTCTGTTGTACCTGCTCGTTTCTCTAAGCCTTCTAATGATTTAGTAGTGGTATCAATCCCTTTTGATTCTACCCTTACTGATAAAGTGGATACATCCATTGCCATAGCTATTTCTTTCTATTCTCTTGTTCTTGATACATATTTCCAAATATCATTGCCATCTTATCGTTCAATGATTTCTTATCTACCACTTGTGGGGCACAAGGAGACATACACTCTTTACCATTAGTTTTGTTATACTCTGAGGCATAAGCATCTGATAACTGCTTTAATAAAACTACTTCCCAAGACGAAAGAAAAAGCCCTGTTGTAGCAAGCCAGCTATGAATCTCAGACCATTTCAGCCCTTCAACACCATAGCCGTTGCTACCAACAGGGCCAGCTTCATGTAATAGTTCAATCAAATACTCAGCCCCTGCAATATCAGGGAGTTTTAACTCTTGAGCCTCTGGATTTTTCTGTTCTATTCTTTGATACCTATTACGCTTGTCTTTTACTTTATCTTTAGTAATATCAACTGGACATGATGCTAACCATGCCAGTTGACGTACATGAAGAATTAGTCTTGGTTTTATTTCGGTAAAAAATTACTAAGATCATTCTGAGCAGTATTGATCTGATCGCGTAACCACTCTAGGGAGCTATCACTTAGTAGTTCGACCCATTGTTCTTTAGTTTTTACAATTTCACCATTGTATTCAATGTTACCAGAACTACCTGCAATGGCTGCAGCTAGAAGTTCAGTACCTTCTTCACGTAGTAGTTCAGCAGTCATTACTTTCTTACCACGTTTTAGTTGACGATTCTGTAGGGCTAGTACTGCGTTTTTATATGCTGCAGAGCCGGGGCCATAAATTTCTACAATGATTGGTTTTTTCTTTTCAGCATCTTCAAACAGAAGCTCATCAGTATCTGGATCACGAAGTTGTAGTGAAAATACATCAATAGTAGAACGCTTGTTTAGATTAAAAGCCATTATTTATTTCCTTATAGGTTTTGTCGGGTTATAATGTCAGTAGAAATTTACTGACGTTGTTTAATATAAAATCAGGTGGTACATTAATAAAGCATTCAGAACTTCCATCAAACCATGTTGGACATTGTTCGTAAGTTGCTCTTAAATTCTTTAGCATTAAAGTCTCTAAAGCAAGGGCTTGAGAGCCATCTTCAAAATTGAAATACTCTACTAATTCAAATTTAGCCATAATCCTCCTTTGTTTATAGGGAGCCAGAAGGCTCCCTATTCACTAATTATGCACGGAAAATTTCACTATCAATTTCTAGATCAGTAGATGCTGAAGTAATACTATCAACTCCGCCAACAGAAATTGGCGCAGACATGCACTGCCCCGTCATATAAAATGTAGTACCATCTTGTAGACGTACACGGTAGGATTGTGATACATCAGTTGCCAAGGCTGCTGCCAGCTTAATTTGGCCCGGATCGGCGGGGGCATAAGCGTACTGAATAGTCATAGTACCATTATCATAACTACCACGACGTTTAATAACCTGGCGAGTTGATAATGGGCTATGAGTTACTTGGTTATATTTCTTACCGAACTCACCGATATCTGTTACTTCGGCGATTTCAGTGAAATCTGATACTGCTTGAAAACCAGCTAGAGTAACAGTTGCTGGCGGACTACCAATTGCGATTGAACTACCAGCGGATGTAATTGCTAGAGACATTTGTTATTTCCTTTATTATCTACTAGATTATAGGGCAAATAGGTTGTATGATAGGGCACCATTAGCGCCATTGTTGGTAACAGCTACAGTACCAAGTAGGTAGGATTTGATACTATCTAGAGCTACAATAACTGTAGCATTAGCACCTACAGCAATAGTCTTACCTGCTGATAGGTCAATAGTGCCACCGTAACCATCAGGGCTAATAGTGGTTACACCACTGCCATCAATAACACAGTTGACTGAAGAACCAGTGGTGTTACGAATTTCAAGCATCTGGTAAGTACCGGGGTTATAGACTAGGGTTTCACCACCAGTAGTTGATGCAGTTGGGGTGATAGTTGTTGGAACTCCAACACGCATATTTGTTTGGGCAATAACGGCCATTGTGTTTCCTTATTAATTTGTTTGAGATTCTTTTCTGTAATAAAAACAAACAGGAGTGATACGCCAACCACTAACTACATCGGAACGCTCCATGTAACCTGTTTGTTCAATACTTGTATCTGCAAATTTAGGAAAAATAGGGAAGAAATTTATTAGCTCGTTAGCTAATTGCTCAGTGATTGTTGAGCTACCTCTGCCATCTAATACCCAAATATTAATTTGCAAAATACCAAGTTCTTTATAACGTCTACCATCTAAATTTACATTTCTACTTTTAGCTGGCATAATAATTGGTTGTATAAATGCTGAATTATCTATAGGCTTATCAAATGCATCACCTTGCCATGCAACTTTAATAACAGGAGAGTGATTATCAGCCCAAAGTTTAATTCGTGATTCAAGGTCTGATCGTACTGTCATAATCTCCCTTATCTATATTTTGAAGCAATATCAATGAAAGCTCTTTCGACCATGTGGTAGGGTTCAGTTCCAGTCCATCTACCTTCTCCGGCAGTTACACCAGAATTCCAACCGCCCCATTCAGCTCTCCATGCATATTCAGATGAATTAGTAAAAGAGATATATCCATCTTTTAAGAATATACCTCGCTGTACTTGTCCATCAATACGTCTTAATGGGCCTGTCTTTGTTGGGCTAGGTCTTTGCTGTACATTGGTATTGATGGAATTTAAACCAACTTGCCAACTATTAACTAATTGACCGGGATGAGGATCAACTTCTGGATTACCTACTGGAGTATAATTAACAATACATTTGAATAGCTCTTTAGCTATGCTTGTTATTGTATAATCAATGTCTTTCTTAGTTCTTGCAGTGCTCTTGGCAATAGTTTCAGTGAAGGATTTTCTTGCCATATTGCCTCTTTCTACTTGTAATTATACATTGATAAGCGGATTTGTCAATAGCTAGTAAATCCCTTTGTTTTGACAATTCAATATCATAGTTCTACTATCAGTTCTTCCTTGCGAAGTAGTAACAGTATTAGTAAGTGTATAGGAACTATTCAGCACCCCACCACTAACAAATGTAGTTGCAATTGCACCAATTAAAGTAGGGTTAGTCAATGTAAGTGTAGGATTAATAGTCCAAGTACTAGAGGTTACTGTCTCGTTGGTTTGGAGCCATCCAGTCCAATCAAAAGAATAATCAAGCACTGCGGATGGTGTGTGTACAATTTCAAAAATTCCATCACTACGGATTTTTATTTTAGACATATTCTATTGCCTTATGTAACACTCAAATAGTACACTATCTGAGGACGATGGGTTTAGTTCTTTAAATGTAATTATTTTATACAGCTTATTGCCAATTTTAACTTTATCTTTATTTGGAAGAATTACATCAGTTAAATTGGTGTGATAGAATCCATCATCTTCAGGTGGCTGTATAAATAGTTGCTTGTCCCCAGCGTTTATTAAACTGTTTGGTCTAAACGTATCACCATTACTCTGTAATGTAAGATCAAATAAAATACCCCTACAAGGAAATAAAGTTTCCTCTGCAGGGGCTAATGGATTTAAAGGATCATATTCTGTTGACGGAGTTGTTCTGATTATATCTAAATCAAAACCATATCGATCCATTTCTTTTTTTACTATTCTAGTAAATTTATCTAGATAAGGATTCATAATATTCCTTACTTGAAGTAAGTTTCAATAGGATGATTAGCCCATAATTGCATTTTTTGATTTTACAGTTTCATGCACATAACCAGCATTCCATAATTTTTGGAAATCAATTAATGGGTTTGGTTGATCTGTATCTCCTGTAACAAAAGCAATTGGAGAGATGTTCATTAAAGATGGGTTAGAGATTGTATCTAAGATAAATCGTCTGTATTGTTCAAATTGCTGCTGGTCAAATGACTCAATATTTGCTAGTCTTGACCTAGTATTCTTAGTAAGAGATGCTAGAATATACTGAGCACAAATACTTGCAGCTCTAATTACATTATTGTTTGTATCAACTAAAGTAGCTTCATATACATTATCTGGGAGAAAGGGTACATCAGAGAAATCTCCACAACGAAGCCTAACTTTACCAAGATTTGTTGTTGGATCAATTAATGGCATATTATTTCCTTATTCGTGTTGATACTACAGTATGTAATACCAACGTGAATAAGCCCTCCACGAAGGGAGGGCTGTGTTATGGCATATCAGGCCAATATCTGTTTGATTTTCTTGAGTTCTCAGAAGCAGATAATATTTGCAGATTACTGCTACAATGCAGTCCACAAACAATATCAGAGTTGAGTGGAACAATATGGTCTACTGCAACACTGAGAACACACCTTGCTAATATCATCGAATTTAGCAACTTTGATTAAATCACTTATGATACGCTTTTCTTTACAACACTGAATACAGACAGAAGCAACTCCATGTTTACCACTAGGTTTTGCATAAAACTCCTGAGTAGATTTATTTTTATTGCAACGGGTGCATATCTTATAATTCATAGAATTCCTTTATTAAAAACAACTCCACAAGTATAACTCATGGAGTTGTCTCTGTAAAGAAACTGGTAGATGTTTAGTCTACAAAGTTCTACCTAAGATTAAACCTTAGTTGCTTTAACAACAGCACCCGGACGTAGGATTGCATTGATGAAGTTAGATTCAGTTTCAATTTCAATCTTAGTACCATTAGCTGCTTCGGTTTCAAACATATATAGTTCTTCACCTAGAGTACCAACCATGCCAAAGCGTTCTGCTGGTGCAAAGTAGGTCTTAAATGCGTCAGTGCCTTCACCTACGAAGTATGCTTCATCAGTTGGGATTAGTGCAGTACCATTGTACTTAGCACGAACTTCAACAAAGCGTACACCACCATAGTAGAATTCACGCTGCATGCCTGCTGCGTTGTTGCCCGGAACTAGGCGATTACGTAGAGGCTCTTGAGTTGACTGATAATACTGATAAGCTGATTTAACAGTAGGATGAGAAATCAGGGCAGCAAAGAATGTTGGTGAGCAAAGAGCCACAACACCAGTGACACCACTACCGTTAGTAACATTATCTTGGATTGAGGCAATACACTGCTCAATCTTGTCAAGAACTTCGGTAGTACCAGTGGTAAGGGCGAAGCCAACAGTAGTGCGAGTGAACCCAAACTCAGCATTGAAATCTTGAACTACAGTACCGTTTGGTGCATAAGCAGTACCTGCAACGATTGCTTGGGCGCGGGCTGCTTCTAGAGTCCACGCATGGTTTTGACGAATACGTTCCATCTTACGGGTACGAACCATAGCAAGGGCTTCCTGCTCATCTGGTTGACCGTATGCACGTACACCTACTAGGTCTTTTGGATAAATGGACTCGTCTAGTGGGAAGTGCGGCACCGCAAATGTATGTAGTTTACGGGTTGCATCTTTAGATACACCGCCACGGTCACCACGAACACGGTCTACGATCAGAGCACCGTCTTTGATGATTTCTTCAAAAGTTACAGTTGAGGCTGCGACAGGTTCATTTTGGAAGATACCAAGTTGATTAATAGTACCCCACTGTAGAGGGATTTGTACAATTTCAGGAGTCCAATCAGTTACATTAAACTGACCTGATGCACCAAAGCTACGAACTAGCATTATTTATTTCCTTATTGTTATTATTGATTAGACTTGAGTTTCAGCAAGAATACCAACAGTCTTTAGACTGTCATAAGCAGCTTGTTTCTCGGCGTCTAGGTCATAAGATGCGTCGAAAGCAATGGCAGATTTGTTTACAACAACCTTACCACGAGCTAGAACTAGAACTTTGGTGTCAGTGGCTGCAGCTACAGTGAATGGCTGTGCAGTACCAAAACTATCACCAACAACTAGCGCAACTACGTTCTGGCTACCATCTGCAGCATTCTGAACAGAGATTTTATACTTACCAGTTGCAGTAACTTTACCAAGTGCAGTACCTACAACATACGATTTTTGAGCAGCTTCATTCACGGTAACAACTTCATGGAACAGAGCAGTGTTGTCACTATCGCTAGTTTTCACTAGATTGGAATAGTGGTTGTAATCAGTGCCAATAACGGCCATAATGAATTTCCTTTATTTGATGTTAAATTTTTGACGAAGAATACGTTCTTCGGCAGTCATAGTGACTTTGTTTTCATCGGCTTCAGCAGATACACCTTTTTCAGTGAACATATCGCTTTTGGCTTCTTTTTCAATGGAAAGGCTTAGGGCATTTACTACTGTATCAAACGCACCATCTTCCAGTTCTTTTACTGCTTCAAATGTGGCATCAGCTTTAGCTTCACCAACAATATCTACAATTAGTTGTTTACGCACTGCTAGTTTGTCAGCCAACTGTTTATCTGCTAATTCCTTAGCAGTAGCTTCCAGTTTCTGTGCATGTTCAATTGCCATCGAAAGTGCCTCTTCTACCGAAGCCTTTTCAGCTACAATTGCATCCAATTTAGCTACAACATCTGCGAGTTCCAATTCTTTAGCGGTGAATTGTTCTTGCATTGTTGCCAGTTGTGCTTTAACATCTTCAAATGCAGCCATATCAACATTGACTGCCTCTGTAATGCCAAGCTGTTTCTTTAGTTTTTCCAGCATGTTTTACATTGCTCCTGATTGTTTTACTTTATGTTTCGCAGCAACGTAAGCTGCAAACTCTGATTGGGTCATAATTGAATTGACCAATCCAATTTCTAATGCTTCATCTGCATCGAATGTTTCAGCATTCAAATCTTTAACAGATTGAATAGATAGACCTGTATGCTTACTTACGTGACTAACAAATTGATCATTGGCTTTGTTCACATCTTTCTGAATCTTAGCCAAGAACTCTGGCTTAAATGAACCATCTTCTTGGAACGGAACCTTTGCACTTCCAGATGTAATGTAAATGCGCTTAATACCAGCGTCAGTCATTGCTTTAGAGAAGTCAGTAAGGGCTACTACACACCCAATACTACCTGTGATAGCATCAGGGTTGGAAACCACTTCATCACACATGCAAGCTAAAGCGTATGCTGCAGAACAGGCCATCTCTTGAACGTATGCAACAAGTTCAATATTGTTTTCATCACATACTTTACGGATTTCAGCAGCCATCTCCCATATGTGACTTGCAATCCCCCCGGGAGAGTTAAATTCCATTACAATAGTTTTAACCCCAGCTTCTGCCATTTGTTCTACTTGGGAAAGTAGACCAGTGTAGGAACAACCTTGCACTTCACCGCACATACCAACTACAGGTTGGAAAGTCAATGCACCGTTTACATGGATATAACCAAGACCATTTACGATATTTGATGTTTCCTCTTGATCTTCATCTTCTTCCATGTTATCTTCAATGTCATCAAGCAATCCAAGATTGCGATGATCCAGATATGTCAATAGATGATCTAATGTGGATGGAAGGAGTAAATGTGGAAGGTTGTAAGCAGATTGAGTGAGCCTTAACAGGCTATGTTTCTTTGCCATTTAAAGGCTCCTTAACTATTCTCTGGATTTTTAACAACTTTATCTTGCTTAGGGGCT